CCCATGCTGAAGTCTGAATATGAAGAGCAATGGAATCTGGCGGCTGATGCCGACAGAGAGAAAGCGTCATTTCGGGTAACGCCGGGAGGCTATCGATTCCCATGAGTTATGCGAACGGTAAATATGCTTTCGGCTACTGTGACCGCACCGGCTTTCGCTATAAGCTGAGAGACATGGTTGAACAATATGAAGGCGGAAGGCCAACTGGGATNCGTGTAGGCAGAGATGTGGTTGACAGAGATCAGCCACAGCTTCAGTTGGGTCGTTTTAATACCAACGATCCTGAAGCGTTACGCAATGCCAGGCCGGATTCTACTTTGGCTGAAAGTCGTCGGGTCTATGCCTGGGACCCGATTGGTGGTGGTAACAGCGCATTGGGTAGTCGCACGGTAGGGCTGACGATGCACGGTCAGGTTGGCAAACTAAAGGTGAGTACAGGCTGATGGCTTGGACATATACAACGCTGAAATCTGCTCTCCAAGATTATTTGGAAACTACCGAGACCACATTTGTTAATGATCTCGGTACGATTATCTCTCAAGCAGAGAATCGTATTCTGAAAACAGTTCAATTACCTGATTTTCGTAAGAATACGACTGGTACGATGACTTCGAGTAATGCGTATCTGGCAACGCCGAGTGATTTTCTAGCGCCCTATTCACTGGCACTGGATAATAGCGGTTATGAATATCTAATTTTTAAAGATGTGAACTTTATTCGGGCTGCTTATCCAGTGTCATCTACAACTGGTGTTCCAAAATATTACGGTTTGTTTGATGACGACTCATTTATTCTCGGCCCGACTCCGGGTAGCGGTTACACCGTTGAATTGCATTATTTTTACAAGCCGGAGTCTATTACGGTAGCCAACAGCGGTACCAGTTGGCTCGGTGACAATGCTGAGTTGGCATTGCTGTACGCTTCTTTGGTTGAATCCTATAGTTTTTTGAAAGGTGAGGCCGAACTGATGCAGATGTATGAAGGCCGGTATCAGGAAGCGGTACAACAATTGAAGACTTTAGGCGAAGGCTACAGCACTACGGATAGTTACCGGGGCGGCTCTGTCAGGGCGATGAGGGCGTAATGACTAAGAAACTTAATCATGTAGCATTGCTTGGACTGGGACAAAGCCAGTTGGATTACCACTTGTCGCTAACGCACAGTGTGGAATATGACGAAGTATGGGCGGTGAATGCAATGTGTGCGGTGGTTGATGCCGACCGAGTATTTATGATGGACCCCGCTTCACGTTTTTTCGAGACTAAACATGCCGGAGCACAGACAGAAGTGATGCGTAAGACCTTACCTAAACTAACCTGTCCGGTGTATTCCTGTGAATATGATAAACGAGTGCCGTCAATAGAACTATATCCGCTGGAGAAGATTGTGCAGGAGTTGGGGTGCGGTTATTTCAACAACACCATTTCTTATGCGATTGCTTATGCTTTGTGGATGAAAGTGAAGAAACTCAGTTTGTTCGGGGCGGATTTCAGTTATACAACCAATGTTTATTTTGGCGAATTAGGTCGTGCCTGTTGTGAATTCTGGTTGTCTCGCTGTATTACTGCTGGAATGGAGGTAGCTGTTGCACCACGGTCTTCACTGCTCGATACCAATGTTCCTGAGAGCCAGAAATTGTATGGATACCATCGGTTGGAGAATCCACCGGTGGTGTATCTGGATGAGGACGGCGATTTGAAATTAACTAAGTATTCGGAAGTCGAGATGGATGAACCGGTGAAAGGATATTCCGGTCGGCAGGATAATATACGGCTTGTTAAAGGGTCTGGATTACAGGCTGTTGAGCCAGCGAGTTACTGATGTTACAAGTAGAATTAGATACATCGGTAGGTAATTTGGGCGTTGAAACGACCCATTATCGGGGCCATACACCGGAAGAATGGGCGCAGATGGCGGCTAACAGAATTGTGGGAATCAGTAATTCGGCTCCCGAACCGATTAAACAGCAGGCGCATGTGTTTAAGCAACAGGTAGAAGCGGTATTGGCTGATTACATGCACAAGGCGATTGCAAGCCATATCTGTACGGTAGGCAATATTTTGGAACAAAAAGGTCACAGTGATATGGCCGAAATTATNAGGAGACTTTAAATGGCAATCACACAAGCAATGTGTACCAGCTTCAAGAAAGAACTGATGGAGGCAAAACACAATTTTTTGCTTTCGGGAGGTAATACCTTTCGGCTGGCGCTATATACCAGTTCAGCCACTATGTCGGCATCAACGACGGCATACACCAACACCAATGAGGCAACAGGTACGAACTATACGGCGAAAGGAGACAGTTTAACCAGGATTGATCCATCGAGTTCAGGAACCACAGCTTTTACAGATTTCGCAGATTTAACTTTTGGTACAGCTACGATTACGGCACGGGGCTGTATGATCTACAACGATACAGCAACGGGTGATCCTTCTGTAGCGGTATTCGATTTTGGTGGTGATAAGACATCCACTGCTGGAAGTTTCACGATTACGTTTCCAACAGCGGACTCCAGTAATGCGGTCATTCGCATAGCGTAGTGAGAGCAATGTGGCAAGTGTTACAGGTTGGGGGCGCGGTACTTGGGGGTCAGGTGCGTGGGGTGAGGAGTCCCCGGTTGAGCTTACCGGTCTTGCGGGCACCGGTGCAGTTGGCACTTTACTTGCGGCAGGCTATGCTGTTATTGGTGTCAGCGGCGCGGCATCCACGATATCTCAAGGCGATGAAACGGTCACCTGTGATGCGAATGTCTATCCCACGGGCGTGGCAGCTACAAGTGCTCTCGGTTCACTTACGGTCACGGGCATTGCCAATGTTTCCCTTACCGGTCTTGCGGGCACCGGTGCAATCAACTCGCTTACGCCGAGTGGCGCATCTGATGTATCGGTTACAGGATTGGCGGCAACGGCTGCAATTGGCACAGTGGTTGCCACGGGGGCTGCCAATGTTGCCCTCACTGGTCTTGCGGGTACGTCAGCAATCAANTCGCTTACGGCAACAGGGGTTGCTAATGTTGAAATTACCGGGATTGCGGCTACAAGTACATTGGGATCAGTTACGGTTACGGGTGCTTCAAATATTACGCTTGAAGGTGTGGCAGGAACCGGTGAAATCACGCAAGTTTTGGTATGGGGACTTGTGGATACGGATCAGACCCCGAACTGGAGTGCCGTCAGCAGTAGCCAGACACCAGGCTGGTCTGCTGTTTCAACCACTCAAGACCCTTCCTGGTCATCGGTATCAGCAACACAAACACCAAGTTGGAGTTCGGTAGATAGTGACCAGACTCCTGAATGGAAAAAGGTAGCTTAAAATGGCGACATATGTAAATGATTTAAGACTGAAAGAAATCGCAACTGGCGATGAATCGGGCACTTGGGGCACAAGCACCAATACAAATTTAGAATTAATTGGGGAATCAATGGGTTACGGCACAGAGGCCGTGGCAAACGCTTCTACCGCTACGATCACGATGGCCGATGGAGCGACAGACGGTTTCCGTTGTACTTTCTTGAGACTTACGGGTGGCGGCCAGGCTTGCACGGTCACGCTGGCCCCCAACACGCTGTCCCACACATGGATTATCAGAAACACCACCAGTTACGCACTGACCTTCACGCAAGGATCAGGAGCGAATGTCATCATCGCGGCAGGGCAAGCAAAAATCGTTACGACAGATGGACTAGGAGCTGGCGCAGTTGTTTACGAGGGCTTGGAAGACCTTGAGCTAGGTGGAACGCTAGGAGTGACAGGTGTAGTAACAGCCAACGCAGGTGTCGTAGTAGATAACATCACTATAGACGGAACAGAGATTGATTTAAGTTCAGGCGACCTAACAGTAGATGTAGCAGGAGATATTTTCCTGGATGCCGATGGTGGCACAATCAGATTTAAGGATGGTGGAACAACTATTGCAGATATCACTAATAGTTCTAGTGATCTTCAAATTGAAGCAAAAGTACAAGATAAAGATATTCAATTTTTAGGCGATGATGGTGGATCTGGAATAACCGCCCTTACTCTCGATATGTCAGAGGCTGGTGCTGCGACATTTAATGATAAGGTTATTGCTACTGAATTAGACATATCAGGCGATGCAGATATTGACGGAACTACAAATCTTGATGCCGTAGATGTAGATGGAGCTGTCAACTTTGCCGCAGACGTAACCTTTGCAGACGGTGCAGACATAATTACTGCTTCAGCAGGAACTTCTAACTTCAGAGCAGGTGTCAACGCTGGTAATAGTATTCAAAGCGGTGGTAATTACAATGTATGTGTAGGAGATGAAGCTGGTACAGCACTAACTACTGGAGATTCAAATACGGCTGCTGGTTATCAGGCTCTGAAAGCATGTACGACTACAGGAAATAATGTTGCTATAGGAAAAAATGCGTTACTAGTATGCACCACTGGTGCGAGTAATACGGCAGTTGGATCTAGTGCATTAGCAGCGCATACAGATGCGAATAATTGTACTGCTATTGGTGCTGATTCGCTCCAAACGAATACAACTGGTACAGGTAATACTGCTGTTGGTCAGGGCGCTCTCAATGTCAATTCTACCGGGGCATTGAATACTGCTGTAGGTTATGCAGCCCTGAACGCGAATGATACGGCGGCTAATAACGTGGCGGTTGGGGCATCAGCACTCGCAGCCAACACGACGGGTACGAACAACGTAGCTATGGGCGCGAATGCGCTTGACGCTAACACGACAGCGAGCAACAACACGGCTATCGGGGACAATGCACTGGGAGTAAATGTAGATGGAGCAAGCAATACGGCTTTAGGCTCTGCTGCACTAGCAGCGATGGTTGATGCTAATTCTTCTACTGCTATAGGTGCTGATACACTACAGAATGCTACCGGCGGNGCTAATACTGCCTGTGGTCAAGGCGCACTTAATGGAGTTGTCGCAGGAATATATAATACGGGGTTAGGAATTTCTGCTGGTAATGCGATTACTTCAGGTGATAATAACCTTTGCTTGGGTAGAGATGCAGGAATTGCAAGTTCTCCGGGCGGTGCTGTTACTACAGGCGACAACCAAATTTGTCTCGGCGATGAAAATATTACTCATGCACATATCCAAGTAGATTGGACAGTTGCATCTGATGGTAGAGATAAGACAGATATTTCAGAGTTAAATTCTGGATTAAGTTTTGTCAATCAATTGAAGCCTGTCACTTATCGCTGGGATAAACGCAGTAACTACAGCAAGGATCAAGATATTACTCCTGATGGGCAATATAAGAGTGAGCAACTCGATGTAGGATTTCTCGCTCAAGATGTAAGTGAGCTTGAGAAAGATTATGGATTTAGTAATGAAGAAAAAAGTAATTTGATCTCAAGTATCTCCTCAGATGGAAAAATGTATGGGCTAAAGTACAATAAATTTGTACCTATGCTGGTCAATGCTGTTCAGGAGCTTTCAGAAAAAGTTAAAGAATTAGAAAGTAAATCACATAACAAATGTAGCAAATAAAGGACAAGTCGATGGCTGTTACAAAGGCGTTAATCAAAACAATTCCTTATGTCAAGTCTAGTAAAGTTGAGAAATGGGATTTACAGATGAAGTACGAGAATGATAGCGAAGGTGATTCTACTTACTACACAAGCACTTTTGGTCATACCGCAGTTGCAGACGATGGGGATTTCAGCAAAGCAGCTAAAGGCACGTTCAGCAATGCAGATTTAGTCGCTCTTTGTCCTGTTTCACATTGGGATGTCATCTTTGCGAGCCAAGTAGCTTCAGTTATTACCAGTCCTGTAGTACAGCCAGTTCCTGATACATCTTTTGCAGTGCCTTCGTGATAAAACAGGAATACAAAATGCACACGGTTCCATCGGTGTTTCTTTTAGAAACATGGATGCCAGAAGATATGGTGCAAGGACTCAATGCGTATTTAGATGAGTTAATGGAGAAGGATGATCGTGTTTCCCACGCTGGTACATTGGTGGGACAAATTGGTCATGGGCAACAGCTAACGATGAATCATAATGATCCAAGGTTGACTGCGTTTTGTGAAATGACCGGAGTTTTAGCAGCGGATTATGTGAAGCATTTTAGTCAGACTACTGGTAACCCTCTGAGTGGTGAGCGTCAAATCGAGATTGATGAATTATGGTCCGTACATTCTTATGAGCGTGATTATAATCCCACCCATGATCATGGCACTAAAACACTGATGGGCGTTTCATGTACTGCATGGACGAAAGTGCCGCAGCAGATATTAGATCAGCCTACAGCAGGAAGTCCGGAGTATTCTTTATATAACTCCAGTGGAAATGCTGATGGGTGTTTGGCGTTTAATTACGGAATTAATTCTGTAATTGATGTTGAGAGATTACGGCCTCCTCAGAGCTTTGTGATTAAGCCTGAAGTTGGAAAGTTTCTTATGTTCCCGTCATGGCTTCAGCATTCTGTATATCCATTTGAAGGCGATGGTGAGCGTCGTACAGTAGCCGCTAATTTGAATGTCTGGAAAGCGGGAGATGGTCATCAAAGTAGAATTAATTAATTATGAGGTGAACAATGTTTGATTTTATTATTACACTTGTATCGATTGTCACGGGTATTGTAT